TCATTTTAAATATTTAAGTTATGATAAAAGTAAGCCATGAAACCCCTTTATGTTTGCTGGGGGATAGTGAAAAATTTAACGACTATGACTATTGCTTGCCTCATTTACTCGATGAGGAGGAAGGTTATCTAGAATATTTTAGACAAGCCAAAGCAAAAGGTCGATACATTATTATGGACAACTCACTTCATGAGCTAGGAAAAGCATATGATACTGAACGTTTAATGTATTGGATTTCTGAATTAGAACCAGATGAATTTATTGTACCTGATGTCTGGCAAGATAGAAATGCATCCGTAGAAAATGCTAAAGAATGGGCTAAAATTATTCTACCTAAAAATACTACTAAAGTAGTTGTTGTTCAAGCAACTACTATCCATGAAGCATTTACTTGCACTCAGGCCTATAAAGATTTAGGTTATGAAAAAATTGCATATTCTTATGGTGCTTCTTATTACAATGATGTTGTAACTCACCCTAATAAACATTTAGGTAAAGCTTTAGGTCGTATGGTAGTTTTAAGTACTCTATATAATCAAGGTGTTTTAACTAAAGATGATAGAGTGCATTTGCTGGGTTGTCAAGTACCTCAAGAATTTGGTTGGTATAAAGGAATTGATTGTATTGAATCAATTGATACTTCAAATCCAGTAATGGCTGCTTTAGAAGGTATTTATTATACTGATGCTGGTTTAGATAAAAAACCAACAGCAAACATGAATGATTATTTTTATATGTTAAGTGATCAAGTTAATTATGATTACTTAATTCATAATGTTTATAAATTTAGAGAAATTAATGATCTATAATATGGAAGAAGAATACGTAAGTTTATTTGATTACCTAGGAAAACCCGCAGGTGAAAAACTAGGTTTAGAAGTAGCAACAGCTGCTGGTAAAGCAGGAGAACCAACTAAAAGAAAAATGGTTGCAAATGCAAAGTATAAGGGACCTGTAAATATGTTCCGTCGTGAATTTTTAAATGAATATTTTAATCAACAAAAGCGTTAGCCTATACGCTTAAAATACCTGGCAAATTTAAATTATATAAATTATGTTATTTACAGACGACCAATTAGGTAAATTGAATGCGAAACACGCAGTAGTATCACTTTCAGGTGGTATGGATTCGAGCACTTTGTTGCTTAAATGTATCAAAGAATTTGATACAGTAACGGCTTTGTCTTTTGATTACGGACAAAAACACCGAGTTGAATTAGAGCGAGCTCAATCATTAGTTGATTATTTGAAAACTAGTGGTTATGATGTTCGTTATCGAGTAATCAAATTAGATGGTTTAACAGACCTATTAAATTCTGCTTTGGTAGAAGGTGGAGATGAAGTGCCTGAAGGACACTATGCTGAAGAAAACATGAAAGCAACTGTTGTTCCTAATCGCAATAAAATCTTTGCTTCAATTACTCAGGCAGTAGCACTTTCAATCGCAGATAAAACGGAAGAAAACACTGTAATTGCGATGGGAATTCATGCTGGTGATCACGCAATCTATCCTGATTGTCGTCAAGAATTCCGTGACTTGGATTTTGAAGCATTCCGTTCTGGTAACTGGGGTTCTGAAAGAGTATTTGTTTATACTCCTTATTTAAATGGTGATAAGTTTACTATTTTGGAAGATGGGCAATGGTTGTGTGATTACTTAGTAATTGATTTTGATGAAGTTTACTCACGTACTAATACTTCTTATAAACCAATTAAAATCTATCATCGCCCAGAAACTAATGCTTACAAATGGTATTCAGATTATAAATCAGCATCATCAGTTGAACGTGTAGAAGCATTTATTAAACTTGGTCGTCCTGATCCTGTAGAGTATGCTGATGAAAATGGTGTAGCAAGTTGGGAAACAGTTGTTGAACACGTATCTAAAGTACTTGCTAGTCATGAGTGATGGAATAACAGAAGCACGTAGAGGTACTTATTGGGATAATAATAAATACAATCACAATGATAGTATTCACAACCCAGAATTGTACGGTAAAATTAAAAATACTAAAGATATTAAATTGAATACTGAAATTAAAAAATATATGCCTAATCAAAAATGGCATCGTTATGTAAGTTTTATGAAATCAGGAGTCCGCATTTTAGGGTATGCTCTTCTACCCTTTAATTTGGGTTGGGCAGTTACTTTTCTTATATTAAGCGAAGGAATTGGTATTATTGAAGAATTAGTATAATGAAAAGAAGTAAATATATTCTCCCAGAACGTTATGTAGTAGTAACTCAAGATGGTGAGGTATTTACTGGCTTAAAAGGTGGAAGATTTCAATATTCACCAGATTGGTCCAAGGCAAAACCCTTGGACCTTTCCAACACCTACTATTTAATGAGAGAAAAAGGAAACGAATTAATAAAAGAATCTGAATTATGAAATATTTGTATTTTAGCGCCCCCTGGTGTGGGCCTTGTCGTCAATACGGTCCTGTTATGGAACGTGTAGGTCAAACAGTACCTGTTCAAAAAGTAAATGTAGATGAAAACCAACAGTTGGCTATGGAATATTCTGTTCGTAGCGTCCCAACTGTAATTTTAATTGATGAATCAGGTAAAGAATTTGCTCGCCATGTAGGAGTAAAAGATGGTCAACTATTAGTAGAACAATATAATAACTTTAACAATGCCTAAATTTCAATCAACAAAAGTATTTGACGGGTTTAGTACAGTATTCCGTCAATGGAAAGCTGAAGGAACACATTGTAGATTTTTACACGGTTATGGTGTAAGTTTTAAAGTATGGTTCGAAGGAGATCTTGACGAACGTAACTGGGTTTGGGATTTTGGAGGTATGAAACGTGCCAAAGGTACTATTGATGGTATGTCTCCTAAAGATTGGATGGAGTATATGTTTGATCATACCCTAGTAGTTGCTGAAGATGATCCTTATCTAGAAGGATTTAAAGCAATGGATGTTCATGGTTTAACCCAAACACGAGTTGTACCTGCTACAGGTGCTGAACAATTTGCTAAATTTATTTATGAAAAACTCAACACTTTTATTAACGAAGAAACCTCTGGTCGTGTTAAGGTTGTAAAAGTTGAGTTTAGGGAACACGGTAAAAATAGTGCTATTTATGGCGATTAACGAAAAATTATGGAAAAAGTCGGCCCCATTAGGTCGCATTGAAGATTATGACAAAGTTCTCCCAGTATTGGAACTTTATAGATGTGTGCAAAGTGAAGGAAGTCGTTTTGGACGTCCTACGATTGCCGTTCGTACTACTGGCTGTACTCACCGCTGCTATTTTGGTGAAGGTGGGTGGTGTGATTCCTGGTATACATCCATTCACCCTGAAAAGGGCGGCTTTACGTTTAATGACATTATTAAAATTTACGACGAAAACCCCCACGTCAAGGAAATGATGTTAACAGGAGGTTCTCCAACAATGCACCCAGCATTGGTAAATGAGCTAACCCACTTTGCAAATGAAAGAGGTATTTTTATTACTATCGAGACTGAAGGTTCTCATTTCCTCGAAACGGATTATCCGATTAACCTCATTTCTTTGTCACCTAAGTTTAGTAATAGTGTCCCTGTTGTTGGTGCCCTTACTCCCAATGGATCAGTTACAGATGAAAAGATGGTTCAAACACACAATCGTCTTCGCCTTAATACTGAAGCCATTAGAGCGACTCTTGATTATCATGCTGACTATCACTATAAGCCTGTCTGGGATGGCACTGATGAAGGCCTCGCTGAAATCGAAACTTACAGAGTCGAACTCGGTATTCCTAAAGACAAAACATTTGTTATGCCTGCCGGAGATACTCGTAAAACATTAATTGAAATGTATCCTAAAGTATTTGAAATGTGTGCTGAGCATGGCTATAACATGACTGGTAGAGATCACATTATTGCTTACGATACTAAACGACAAGTATAATGGAAGAAGCACTTGAAATATTAGACAAAATAGAAGAAAATGTTTCAGTGTGTTGTGCCATTACTATGGAGCCAGACGAAGTTCTGGCTCTTATAGATAAATTAAGAGAAATTTTAAAAGAAAAATAATGTATACTTACAATGCAACTGTAACTAAAGTAGTTGATGGAGACACTATTGATGCTTTAGTAGATTTAGGATTTGATACTTGGAAACAAATCCGTATCCGTTTAAATGGAATTAATACCCCAGAATCTCGAACTCGTGATTTAGAAGAAAAAGCTAGAGGATTAGCTGCTAAAGCTCGTTTAAAAGAGATTTTAAAAGAAAATAAAAATAAATTTATTTTAGTTTCTTATGGAGTAGGAAAATATGGTAGATGTTTAGGAGAAATTTTTCTTACTGAAAATTCAGATAGTGTAAATAATTTGTTGATTAGTGAAGGCCACGCAGTAGAATACCACGGAGAAAAAAGATAATATATGAGAGAATTACTATCTGCAAAGGATATTGATATCCAAACAAAAATTATAGCTAAACAAATTGCTGATGACCATCGTGGGGATAAGACACCTGTTGTGATGGTTGGTTTATTAAATGGTGCCTTTATGTTTTACGCGGACTTGGTGCGTAACATGAGTATCGACGTAGAATGCGATTTTATGCGCGTTAAATCGTATATAAGCAAAAACAAACAGGGCGACATCCAAATCACCAAAGATTTAGAGACACCCGTTAAAGGCAAACATGTTTATTTAGTAGATGATATTTACGATACTGGTAATACTATGCAGGCAGTAATCGATTATTTAGAAGTCAAACACCCAGCCTCAATTTCAATTGTATCTTTAGTTACTAGAATGACATCACCACTTCCAAAACAAAAATCATACCACGCCTTTACTATTGATAATGAGTGGTTGGTAGGATTTGGAATGGACAATGATAAAGGTTATTTAAGAAATTTACCCTCAATTTGGGCTCTCTAAAATATTTTATTACATTCACGCAAAATAAATAAGTTATATGGAAAACAAACGTCGTAAAAAGCACGAAGATATTGAGTGCGTTCCTGTAGGAATGGCAAATGGTGTAGCAGCTGGCTTCCCATTCACAGACAAAGAAAAATGGTCAATGGTAAATGAAGCCGAAGAAGCATTCGGTAAATTCCTTGATGCCCTAAAAGTTGATTGGCGTAACGATCCTAATTCTATGGAAACACCCCGTCGCGTAGCTAAAGCTTACGTGTTTGATTTGTTTGCTGGTCGTTATGATAATTTTACTGAAATTACTTCATTCCCAAGTGATGGTTATGATGGAGTAATTATTGAGCGAAACATCCCTGTTACCTCAATGTGTTCACACCACCACCAAACAATTAGAGGTGTAGTTCATATTGGTTACATTGCTGGAGCTGATGGTCAAGTAATTGGTTTGTCTAAATTGAATCGTATTGTTGAGCATTTTGGCCGTAGAGGCGCTATCCAAGAACAACTTACCTCAGCAATTCATCAAGCTGTAGATAAAGTATGTGAAGGTAACAAAGGTGTTATTGTAACTGTAGTTGCTACTCACAATTGTGTTTCTTGCCGTGGTATCAAACATCAAGGTGCTGCTATGGTAACTACTAAAGCATCTGGTGTGTTTATGGAAAATGATAACCTAGCACGTAAAGAGTTTTTTGATTCACTAAAAATTAATAATGGTCATGTCTCAATTTAAAGATTTAATTGAAATCGAGTTACGCAATAGTTTAGGTTTACTTCAATCTCTTAGAGATAGAGACCAACTAAGCTTAACCCCAGAAGCTGAATGGGCTTCTATTACAGCAGAACGTATTGCTGTGAAATTTAATGGTGATTATGTCCCATTTGTAAGCGAAGTAGAAACATTTAACGCCACAATGGGCAAACCTAACAATTATGAACCAGTTATTCCAGAAGAAAACGAGTGGATGTTTGTTTACAATTTCATCCTTGAGGAACTTGAAGAGTACAAACATGCTTGTGAAACGGGAGACATTGTTGAGGTACTTGATGCTTTATGTGACATTGCCTACGTTTCTATTGGTAACGGAGCTATGCTACATGGTCTTAAAGATAAGCTATGGTCAGCATATCAAGAAGTACAAGCGTCCAATATGTCAAAGGCTTGTCTTAACGAAGAAGAAGCACAAGCGACTGTTGAACTCCGAAGTAAAGAACAGGGCGAATCTTGTCACTATGAAAAGGTTGGAGACTATTTTATTGTCTATCGAAGCCGTGATCGTAAAGTAATGAAAAATATAAATTACTTTAGACCAGATCTTTCCCAGTTTTTTAGTAATGATGAACTAGCTCGACTTAGAAACGAAACATTAGGAATTTGATGTACAAAAAATGTTATGCTCAACGTCTCAAAGAAAATACTTATTTAATTCATCTTTGGGAGGATAGTGGTTATAGTAAAATTGAATGGACTAATCAGGCCTATAGTGAGTGCGACGAATCAGAAGCCACTCATACAGGTTTGAATGGAGAACCTTTAAAAAAAGTTAGAAATTGGAAACCAGATAACCCAAAACTTCATTTTCATGACATGACTCCTTATCAAAAGTTCCTTATTGAAAAATATGGAATTAATGATGAACCGTCTAAAACTCATCGTGAGCTATTTTTTGACATTGAGACCGAAATGGGAGACGCTCTTACTGAAGATTATATTAAGAGCGCTCCTAAAAAGGTCACCTCAATTGCTTGGTATGATAAACAAGTAGATGAATGGGCTATTCTTATTTTAGATGCTAAAAATCAAATTAATCATACTAAAGCAAAAAATAAAGAAATTATCCCTTGCCGTACTGAAGAGGAATTATTGCTTAAATTTCTAGAAAAATTTAGAGAAATTGATCCTGATATTGTAGTAGGATGGAACAGTGATTACTTCGATATTCCTTATTTATATTATAGAATTTGTAATGTATTAGGTGAGGATACTGCTCGTTACTTATCTCCAATTGGTTTTGTTAGAGAAACTCCATGGTTTAAAGACCAATATGTTCAAATAGCAGGAGTTGAATCACTTGACTACATGCGCCTACATAAAAAATTCAGTTGGGCTGATGAACCATCATTTAAATTAGATGCTATTGGAGAAAAATACGCAGGGATAAATAAAATTGAGTATGAAGGTAGTTTAGACAGATTATTTGAAACAGATATTAACAAATTTATTCAGTATAACTTTCGAGACGTTGAAATTCTAAAAGTATTAGATGAAAAACTAGAATATCTAGCACTTGTAAAAAACCTATCACATAAAGGTAAACACAATTATAGTGAAGTTTATGCTAATACTAAAACCCAAGATGGAGCCATTTCAGCTTATTTATTGAGTGAAGGACTTGTACCCCCAGCTAAAGACCGCAACCCACTTTCCAAGAAAAACTATGCTGGGGGTTACTTGTTCTGCCCTAAAGCCGGTATTTACAACTATATGTTTGATGAGGATTTGACCTCACTATATCCTTCAATTATTATGACTGTTAACATTGGTAAAGAAACAATGGTTGGTCGTATTATTGATGCTGATGATAGAAATAATCGTTTAGGTTTAAATGATTTACTTGCTAGGGATCCTGAAGAAGAACTTATTATTGAAAATGCTAAACGTAAACGTACTAAAATTAAAGTAGGTGGTTTAGTTAATTTGATTAAAGATATGAAAATGGCCGTTTCAGCAAACGGTGTATTCTTTAGAACAGATAAGGAATCAGTTTTATCTACTATTTTGAAAAAATGGTTTGATGAACGTGTTTTATATAAAAACCAAATGAAAAAAGCATATAAATCAGGTGATAAAGAAGCTGGTGCTGGTTTTCATATGAAACAATATACTATGAAGATTTTGTTGAATAGTTTGTATGGTGCAACTGCTCTTGGTAGTTTCCGTTATGGTAATGTTATTTTATCTGAAGCAATTACTTTGAGTGGTCAGCGTATTATTCAAGAAAGTGCTTTAGCAGCAAACCGTCACATGAATAAGGTTATTAAAGGAGAAATTAATTTAAAACTAAAAAAAGATGATTTACAACACAAACCAGGTGAAAGGATGACTGTTGTTGGTACTAGTTTTAGTTTAGGAACCAGTGAATCTTTAGAAAGATAATGAAACATATAGAAGATACTCCTTGGTGGATTTGTGATCCTGAAGATACTAATTATGTAGCATATTCTGATACAGACTCTATCTACATTCATGCTGAACCTCTGTTACGTTATTTGTATCCTGATTTTGATCAAATGTCAAGTGAAGATAAAGATGATAAATTAGAGGAAATTGCTCTTAAGTATCAAGACATTATTACTGATTCTTACAATGATTTGGCTAAAAATTGCTTTAATGTTCAAGAACATAGACTTGAAATGAAGACTGAATGTGTTATTCGTTCAGCTTATTTTAGAGCAACAAGACGTTATGCTCAGTGGATCACTAAGCAGGAAGGTATTACAAAAGAATCACTTGATGTTAAAGGTCTTGAATTTAAAAAAGCTAATTTTCCACCTGTATTAGGTAATTTCTTTAAACAAGCATTAATTGATGTATTGAAAGGTGCGAAACAATCTGAGATTGATGCTCGCGTTAAGGAGTTTAGACAGCAAATATTAGACGGTAGTATACCGCTTACAACATTAGGTAATCCTACATCTGTTAAAACTCTTAATAAATATATTGATCGTAAGGCAAGGGCAGGTGAAATGTTTTCCGTGATTGCTAAAGGAGCCCCAGCATCAGTTAAATCTACTATTGTGTATAATGATTTGCTTAGGTTTTGGAAATTAAGTAATGATCACAGTTATATTGTTCAAGGTGATAAAGTAAAATGGATTTATTTAAAACCTAATCCTTACCAAATCGAAGCTATTTCATTCCTAGACTTTGACTTGCCAGAAAAAATTCGTTTATTTATTGAAGAATATGCTGATCGTAAAAAAGTGTTTGAATCAATTTTGTTAAATAAGTTAGAGGGATTTTATAATGATCTTGGATGGACATTAAATTTAAATCCTTATAAAGAAATGTTTTTTAATTTATAATATGGCTAAAGTATACGGATTATTTTTTGGAGCACATGGTTTTTCTACTTCTTTAATTGTAGATGGAAAAATTGAATATGCTGTAGAAGATGAAAGAATTGCCCGAGTAAAATCTGGTTGGAGATGGTGGAAACCTCCCTATGATTCTATCAGAGAAATAGAAAAAGCTAGTGGTATTACTCTTGAAGATGCTGATAAAATTATTATAGCAGACCCTACAATGCATTATTGTATTCTTCAATTTAACAATGATGAAGTAAATGAAGAATATGCTGCTGATTTAAGAAATCGTTTAATAAAACTTAAATCAAAAGTTAGTTGGATGAATCATCATGAAGCCCATGCTTACAGTACTTATTATCTTTCAGGATTTAAAGATAAAACATTAGTGCTTACCTCAGATGGGGGATCTTATGAAGGAGAATATGGTACTATAAGTTTAGCAGAAGATGGAGTTATGAAAAAAATTCATTCTATTCCTATTGCAACAGGAGCTTCTATAGCTAATATGTGGTTTTATGCTTGTACTTATTATGGTTGGAGAGGTACTAAAGACGAAGGTAAAATCATGGGGATGGCTGGGCATGGAAAATATAATGAATATTTGTATAATGCTATAAGTCAATGTGTTAATTATAAAGGTAATTTAGAATTTTACCCTGGGGAAAATGGTCCTACTACAGATTTTATTTATAGGCATTTAGAAAAAGAAGGATGGTTTGAAGGACAAAAAAATAGACAAGATTTTGCTTATAATCTTCAAAAGTATACTGAAGATATTTTTATGAAGTACCTAACAGATGTTGCTAAAAAATATCCTCAATACCGAAGTTTAGCTTTAGCAGGTGGGGTTTTTGCTAATGTAAAACTAAACCAAATAATTAATGAATCAGGTTTATACGATAGAGTGTTTATTACTCCCGCTATGAGTGATGAAGGTTTAAGTTTAGGAGCTGCTATTAAAGGTTCAATAGATATAGGTGATTGGGATGGAGTTAAACAATTAGAAACTTCGTTTTTAGGATTAGAGTATTCCCAAGAAGAAATTGATCAACAGGCCTCTAGATTATCTGTAACATCATCACCATTAGATTATAAAGAAGTAGGTAAACTAATTCATGAAGGTAATATTATTGCTTTATTTAATGGTAAATTTGAATTTGGTCCTAGAGCATTAGGTGCTCGTTCAGTAATGGTAAGACCTACAGATGCTGAAACCCATGAAGTGCTTAATACAAGATTAGAACGACATGAAATTATGCCATTTGCTCCCTTTATAATGAGTGAATATGCTGATGTTGTATTTGATGTTCCTCAATCTCAACATACTGCTGAATTTATGACTATGTGTTATACAGTTCGTTCTGAATGGGCAGATAAAATCCCAGCAGTAATCCACCGAGTAGATAATACAGGGCGCCCTCAAATTGTATACAAACATAAAAACCCTGTATTTTGGAATATATTAAATGAGTATCATAAACTTTCAGGTATCCCTGTTATGCTTAATACTTCATTTAATGGACACGGAGAACCTATTGTAAATACTCCTGAACAAGCATTTGCTCACCTTACAAAAGGTACAATTGATTATTTGATAGCTGGAAATAAAATTTATAAAAAAGTATAATGAGTATTTTAGTAGAATATAATAAAAGAGGTTTAGGACCTATAGTTCATAACCAAATTGAAGAAGATTTATTAATTTTTTATAACCATATAGTAAATGGTAAAAAATATGTAGCTTATACTCTTGATTTACAAGGAGGTTGGTATAGACAAGCTAATCGTCAGTGGTTTTGTAATTGGAATATTGAAGCTTTTAAATGGAATAAAGGTAAATTAATAAAAGTTGCTGAGGATAATTTTCATCCTTACAAGAAACGAATTCATTTCCATTTAGATGAAGAAGCAACTATTGAAGAGCATAAACAGTATATTTTAGCATGTATTGAATTTATTACGTTGTGGGAAATTGACAGTTATACTATTGAAACTTATTATGCTGATCAATTAAAATCTGAATTCCCAACGTTATTCCTTAGTGAATTTATTTTAGATGATAATTGCTATGCTAATTATGTAATAAAAAGAACTCCTAGTGCTTATAGTAGTTATGAAAATTTTGGAGTCCCATCATTAAAAGAAGAATTTTTATATTTTAATTTTGACCACCCATGTAACCCAGATAATCAAACTTCTTACGAATTTGCTAAAAGTATTTTATTTGGTCCTGATTATGAAAATTTATTATCTTTCTTTCCTTATGAGTGGACTCTTAAAGAACCCATTGTATATTAATACAAATATTAAGTTATGATAAATAAACTCACTCTACAATCAGTTATTAATAAATACTATTTAGGACTTAATGAGTCTGTAAAATGGTCTATTGCTAATAATAATCTTGAAATTAGCTTTATGACTCCTACCAAAGATGTTATTGGTAATGTTATTTGTGAAGGTTTTGAATTAGAAAATGCTAGCTTAGCAATTTATGATACTAAAAAATTACAAAGTCTTATTTCAATTTGTAATGGAGATTTGCTTCTTGAACTAGAAAAAACCAATAAAGTATTTACCAAATTGAAAATTTCAGATATGAATTTCAATTTAAATTATGCTTTATCAGATCCATTGCTTATTGATAAAGTAGGTACTGTAAATGTTCCTGATTGGGTTGTTGAATTAGATCTAACACCTGAAGATATTGAAAATATTATTAAAGCTAAAAGTGCATTAGCACAAATTGATAATATGTTAGTTACTACAACCCAAGATTTAGATGGAAACGATGTTGTAGAATTTATATTTGGTGATGAATCCGGACACAATAATAAAATTACCTATCAAATTGTAGGTAATATTAAGGAACAAAATATGAAACTACCCTTCAATTCAGATATGTTAAAAACAATCCTTCAAGCAAATAAAGATATGGATGGTGGTAAATTATATTTGAGTACAATGGGACTTATGAGATTAGAATTTTCAAATAATGGAATTTCTAGTGAATATTTTATGGTAAGACGAGCAGAAACTGAATTTTAAGTTTAAAAAAATATGGAAAATTTTTTATTACATAATATTCCTTTTAAATTACATACTAATGATCTTATTTCTAATGATATAAGCCAAAGTAGGGATTTTTATGAAGTTGAAATTTTTAAATTATTTCAACCTTTTATACCAACAGAAGGTGTAATTTTAGATATTGGGGCTAATATAGGTAACCATTCGGTAATGTTTGCCTTAAATTATCCTAATTCTAAAATATATGCTTTTGAACCTGCTATGATTAATTTTGAATTATTGGATTTTAATACTAAAACATTGCCTAATATTGAAATATTTAAAATAGCTTTAGGTAGTAATAATGGCCTAGTTAGTATGAATTGTGAGAATATAACTAATAAAGGTAGTTTTGTTATAGATAGTACTGGGGAAAAAGTACCATCAATGAAAGTAGATACCCTTAATTTTTCTTCAATTTCATTTTTAAAAATAGATGTAGAAGGACATGAATATTCTGTAATAGAAGGAGCCGCAGAAACAATAACTACCCAAAAACCAGTTATTTGGATTGAAGATTTTTCTTATGACACTGTTAATTATTTAATCAATAATTTTAATTATAAAATAAGAGCTAAAGGACCTTATAATAATTTTTTACTAGTTTCTAAAAATTAATATATGTATATTCGACAAAACCGATAACTTTAGGGAGCTGAGTTTTGTTAAGTTTAACCCGCTGATCTTCGGACAGCACAAATTTTAATGATATGAGTACATTATTTTTCGAGAGACAACTCTCACCATTTGATCTATTATTTAAAGACTTTTTTAAGTCTGAGTTGGATTTCCAACCGGCTATTGAAGCCAAATTTTCCCACCCAGTAGATATTTTTGAGAACAAGCATGGGCTTCATTTTGATATTGCCTGTACTGGTCTTTCTAAATCCGATATTGAAATTAATATCGAAGGAGATGTTCTTAGAATTTCCTACAATAAACCCAAAGATGAAGCTTGTTGTGAAACTAATGAGTGTAATTATATTCACAGAGGAATTGCTAAGCGTTCATTTAATTTAGGTTATAAAATTGCTCCTAAATTTGACCTCTCCAAAACAGAGGCAATGATGGAAAACGGATTGCTAGGAATTAGAATTCCATTTGCTGAAGAAGCTAAACCAAAAGCAATTAAAATTAAGTAAATAAATCGCTCCCTAAAGTTGGTTTTGTTAAAAAAAATTCGTATATTCACGTAAAATTAAGTTATATGACAATTATTAAAGATCCGGCACTAGAGCCATTCCACATTTCTAGAGATCAACACTGCTACACTGTAGTAGAGACTATTACTCCTGAAGCTAAAAACTTAGAAAAAGGTAGTGAGGGTAAAGTTTATGAAAAACCCTTAGGTCACTTTGGGAATTTAGAAGCTGCTCTAAAAAAAATCGTAAAAGCAAAAGTTGAACTCAAAGAAGAATATAATTCAATTTTAGAATATATTAGAGAATACAATCAACAAAAAGAAACAATTAATAAATTATTTAATCAAGTAAACTTATGAGTTTAGAAGCACTATTTGATGCGGTTATTGTACGACCGATTGAAGAAGAAGAAACAATGTATGGAAACATTGTTATCCCAGATTTAGGAAAAGACCGAAATGAAAAAGGTACAGTTGTAGCTGTTGGTTCTGGTAAACCTACAGTAACCGGAAATTTTATCCCTACAGTAGTCCAAGTAGGTGATGTAGTTATTCTCCCAACAATGGGTTTTACTAAATTGGAATATGATGGTGAAGAATACTTTGTTGGACCTGAAAACCAAATTTTAGCACGAATTAAACCTGAATAATTATGCCTGTAGATTTAAGAAAAGAAATTACATTTGGAGCTGATGCTCGAAAAGAATTAATGGAAGGCATTGACATTCTTGCCAATGCTGTAGTAAGTACTTTAGGACCTAATGGTCGAAATGTACTAATCGATAATTACCCAGCACTTCCAATGTCAACTAAGGATGGTGTTACTGTTGCTAAAAATATTGTAGTAGATGGTAAGACCCGAGATCTAGGAGTTCAAGTAGTTAAAGCAGCTGCTATGAAAACTGCTGATAAAGCTGGTGATGGTACTACAACTTCAACCTTATTAGCTCGTGAAATGATTAAAGAAGGTCTTTCTCATCTTAATAATGATGCTAATGCCGTAGAAATTAAACGTGGTATTGATAAAGCAGTCCAACAAGTAGTTGAAACTCTTCGTATTAATGCTGAAGATATTTCATCTGAAGAACAACTAGAACAAATTGCTACTATTTCAGCTAATAATGATCCTGAAATTGGTAAATTAATTGCTACTGCAATGGAAAAAGTAGGTCGTGATGGTGTTGTTCATATTCAAGACAGTACTACAGGTGAAACTTATCTTGAAACAGTAGAAGGTATGCAATTTAACAAAGGTTATAAATCACATTTCTTTGTTACTGATAATAATACAATGAGCTGTAAACTTGATGATGTTTTTATTTTTATTGCAAACCACAAATTTACCCAAGTTAAAGAATTGCTTCCTATTTTAGAAGGTGTTTCTGCTACAAATAAATCATTGTTGATTATTGCTGATGATGTTGAAAATGAGGCACTTGCAACTTTAATTGTAAATAAAGCTCGTGGTACCCTAAAAGTATGTGCTGTTAAAGCTCCTGATTTTGGTGATCGTCGTAAACTTATTTTAGATGATATCGCTACTTTAACAGGTGGTGTTGTATTTGACAAAGACAAGGGTATGAAATTGGACAAATTCAGTTGGGATTGGTTTGGTCAAGCTCGTGCTGTAACTGTTACTAAAGAAGAAACTACAATTGTAGATGGTAAAGGTACAGAAGAAGCTATTGAGCAACGTGTTGCTGAATTGCAAGCACAAATTAATAAAGCTACAACTCCATTTGAAGTTGAACAATTGCAAAATCGTTTAGCTAAAATGGTTGGTGGTGTTTCTATCATTCATGTAGGTGGGCATAATGAAACTGAAATGGTTGAAAAGAAAGACCGCGTTGATGATGCACTTCATGCTACTAAAGCTGCTCTTGAAGAAGGTATTGTTCCTGGTGGGGGTGCTGCTTTACTTTATGCTCGTGAAACTATTGAAAATAAAGGTAACATTGGTGCCCAAATCGTGTATAAAGCTTGTGGTAAACCATTTGAACAAATTCTTGTTAATGCTGGTTATTCTTCAACTGATGCCCAAATGATTGGCAAATATCGATTAGTGGATTCAGGTAATGATATTTGGGCAGGTTATAACCTTAAAACTGACGAGGTTGTAAACATGAAAGAAGCCGGTATTATCGACCCAGCTAAAGTAACTCGTACAGCTCTTGAAAATGCAGCTGCTGTAGCAGGAACATTGCTTTTAACAGAATGTACTATTGTAGCTCATCCTGAACAAAAAGAAGCAACACCTGATGCAATGTATTAATTATGGAAACTAAAGTAGTAGAACATAATGAACTAATCGCCACTAGAGTGCCACCTGGAGACAGGTGGACACTCGTTGGTGATCCTAAAAAAGAGGTATTTAAAACTTTAACTGATGCTTTAGAAGCATTTCTACATCAAACCGGTTTTAAAGGTGCTTATAGATTAGATCCTATAAATAGTAAGCTATACGCTATCCAAACTCACGAAGAAGAAGTAGTGAAAGAACAACCTAAAATGTATTCGTTGTACGGAGAATTTAAACAAGGAATATGAGAGACGCCGAACGAGTAGATGATTATGATTTCCTATTAGGTGAAGAAATTACCTTTAATGGAGAAAAGTATACAATAGATGGTACTTGGCGTGTCTTAGGCAGAGGAAGTTTGTATATTGCATTACACAGTAAAAAAGGATGGATGAATGTTCATGCTCCTGAAGTTATAAAAACATACATAAATGAAAGATCACTCATTACTAGTTGAAAAATATCGTTCTAAAGTATTAGATGAATATGTTGGGAATGAAAATATTAAAAAAACTATTGCTCAATATTTGAGTCAAAATGACATTCAAAACCTAATATTTTATGGACCAGCTGGAACAGGTAAAACAACTCTTGCTAAGCTCATTGTTAAAAATCTCGATTGTGATTTCCTTTATATTAATGCCTCGGATGAACGTGGTATTGAAACAATTAGAGATAAAGTTTCGGGATTTGCATCAACAGCTAGTTTTAAACCACTTAAAGTGGTCATTTTGGATGAAGCTGATTTTCTTACTATTCAGGCGCAAGCTTCGCTCCGCAATGTCATTGAAACGTTTTCGCGCACAACTAGGTTTATTTTAACCTGTAATTATGTAGAGCGTATTATTGATCCTTTACAATCACGTTGCCAAACACTTAAAATAGTACCTCCATCAAAACAGGATATTGCTTATCATCTTATAAATGTTTTAAAAGAGGAAAAAGTAGATTGCACTGCTGATGATTTAAAAAGCATTATAAATCAGTATTATCCTGATATTCGTAAAATGCTTAATACTATTCAATTATCAATTCAAGGTGATGAGGTAGTAATAGATAAATCAATACTTGTATCATCTAATTATATGACTCAAGTACTAAAAGAATTATCTAAGGCAAAACCAAACTGGAGAGAAATTAGACAAATTATTGCAAATGCTAACGTTCAAGATTTTGAGGAGCTTTATCGTTATCTTTATGATAATGCTTCTGTATACGCAAATGGAAATGAGGGAATGGTTGCTATTTACATCAACGAGTATAGCTATCAGTCTAATTTCCGTATTGATAAAGAAATTAATGCAATGGCGCTCATTGCAAAATTAATTGAGCTAAAATGAATTTAGTTGGTAAAGATGGTCCTATTAAAGTAACTTTTTTAGACTCTAGTACATTAGAATCTATGGTTGCTCATAAATCTTATCTGGACCAGAAACTTACTTATACTAACGATGGTCGTCTTTTAGATGAAAAAGGTCAAGCTGTAATGATGGGTTGGGAAGAACCTATTATGAAAGAACAAGCTAAAACTATTACATTTTCTAAAGGAGATATTTTAAATGTAGGATTTGGGATGGGTATTATAGATTTCTATATTCAAAAGCGATTCCCTAGAACTCATTGGATTATAGAATGCCACCCAGATGTTCAAAAGAAAATGATTAGAGATGGTTGGTTAAAAGTACCTCATATTAGATGTATTTTTGCTAAATGGCAAGATGTAATTAATTATTTACCTAAATTTGATGGTATTTATTGGGATACTTGGGAAGAACCACCTGGAGATTTTTTTAGAGCTTTACCTAAAATTTTAAGAAAAGAAGGAGTATTTACATTTTTTAATAATCCTAGTAAACAAGATATTAAAAAAGGATATAAAATGAATTCTTCAAATTATAATATCCTTAAAGATTTTATGAATATTGAATTTTCATCATTTCCCATTCCAAATATTCCTTCAAAAGAAGAACAAGGTAGAGAATATTGGGATCCCTCAAATACAACTTATTACAATCCTATTTGTACTTTAAAATGAAACATTTCTTAAAATTTCTTTTAATTTGGATAAGCCAGAATTTGGCCATACCGTTCTGGATGATAGGCCACGTTCATTTAATGACAACAATTTATCAAGACATACATGAGATTTTAGCCAGCTTAAGTATGAATATTTTAGTATTAATTGGCTTTATTTTAGATTATAAACAAACAAAAACAAATAAATAAACAATTATGGATCAACAACAACAAATGAATCTCAACATTGATTTGAAAAGTACACAAGGAATCGAAACCCCAGAGGGCAACAAAGTATTTCAACAAGGCGTATTGCTTCGTAAAGTATCTAAATTTGTAGTAGGTGCTGAAGAAGATGCTGTTATGCCTATTCCTGTATTTTACGACCCTCAAACTGGTAAAATCTTAGAAAGTACTATTCCTTTGGAATTGAGAGAAGAGTATAAAAATGATACTATTTAATGTCTCAAATTGAGGTAAAAAATATTTTTGGATGGTTGGATGAGATAACTGTAAAGAAATCTCATCCCGATTCTTTCTCGGAAAAATCATGGGATAATTGGAATTCTTACATGATACACAGATATGTATCGATGTATATAGATTACATAGATGTTGTAAATTATGTACAAAAGATTAGTCCACAAAACAAAAAACAAATTTATACCATTTACCGAGAAATGATCCCAAAGAAAAAACTATGGCTTAAGTACATTAAGAACGAAAACAAAAGAAATTATCAAGAATTAGCAGAATATATTGCTGAACACCTTTCATGTAGTTTAGGTGAAGCTGATCACTATATTGATATTTTACGAGCAGAAGGTGTACGTCATATTCTTTGGAACATGGGAGTGAATGAAGAAGAAGCAGATAAATTAATTAAAAAAGCAAAGTTATGAGCCGATTAAAAGACATGCTCTATACATCAGCAATGGCTGATAAAGCAAAAGCACTACTAACTTTAGATCTTCTAGAAAATAACCCAGCAGGTATTGGAGATCATTCAACAGAAGATTTTTATAAAAATGCTGAAGAAGCACTTGCTATGTTAGCTGATGCTGATGATCGTTTAGAAGCAATTGATAGGTATTTAGCAAAAAAACAAGTTGTCTAATGCATCACGAAATACTACATTTTGTTTATGAGACTGAAATATTATTTCCTGAGTTCTTTAATAATGCTAGAGTACTAGAAATTGGATCAGCTAAAATTGGTGATCAACCCACAGTAAGATGTCGTTTTCAGAATTGTGATTATGTTGGAGTTGATATCTGGGAAAACCCATGTGTAGATGTTATTTCAAAAGGACATGAATATGATTCTGATCAATTATTTGATACTGTAATTAGTTGTGAATGTTTTGAACATGATATGTTTTATGATCTTACAGTAACTAATATGATTCGACTTCTTCGTCCTGGAGGGTTATTATTATTTACTTGTGCTTCTACAGGAAGACCTGAACATGGTACTCGTTCTACAGATATAGATTCTTCTCCCGAAACAGCTAAAAGAGAAGGATGGATGGATTACTATAGAAATCTTACTCAATTTGATTTTCAAAAAATCCCAGCATTTAGTAATATGTGGGGGAATTATTGGGTGTCTAATGAAGGTACTCAAGATTTATATTATAGAGGTTGGAAAAAAATAATAAATTAAAAAACATAAAGTTATGGGAAGTATTACATCTAAAATATCAGATATGTTAAAAGATGAAGACCAAGTTCCTTATGAGGTAAATGGTTCTCACAGAACTATTCAAGATTTTGAAAGATTATATCCTGAATTAGCAGAAGAATTTAAAGCAACTCAACAAGAACAGTATAAGTTATTTGCCGCTAAGATGATGGATTATGGTTTGTCTAATATTTCATTAGGTTCAGATTTATCTACTAGAGAAGATAGAGACCTTTCACTCACAGGAATTTGGCTTCGTTGTAATGATAAAATCAATCGTTTAAAAAATATGCTTAAGCGTAATGGAAAAAATTATGTTCAAGGTGAGGCAATGATTGATAGTTTTATTGATATCTCTAACTATGGCATTATTGCTATGTTAGTATTAAGAGGTAAATGGAAATAGTTGTAAGCATTTTATGTCCTACTAGAAAAAGAGTTCCTCAATTAAAAAAGTATTTAGATTCTATAATTAATACAGTTTATAATTTCTCTAATGTAGAAGTTTTATTAGCTGTAGATAATGATGATGTAGATACTTTTTTAGCTCTTAAAGAATATCAATCTTATCCTAATATTAAATATTGGAATTTTGAAAGACAGGGGTATCAAGGAATTTATAATTATTCTAATTTTTTAGCATCAATAGCACAAGGTGAATTTTTACATTTTGGGTGTGATGATAATGAATATTTATCTTATAATTGGGATCTAATTGTTAAAGAATATTCTAAAAAATTTGCTATAATTAATCCTTTTACCCCAAGTCATTCTCATTATTGTAGGCAAGATTTTAATGGGTTATTATTTCCTTTTGTACCTAAAAAATGGGTTGAAGTTACTGGTAGATTAGGTAATAATACTGCTTTAGATAGTTGGATACAAGACGTGGCTATTGAATCAGGTGTTCGTATATTGAACGAAGATAAAATTATAATTGAATCTTATAGATATGAAGAAACTGGGCTTAATCCTAATGATTTAACTTATTTAGAGTCTAAAAAAGCATCTCATGAAGTAGTAAGACCTGATTATTTTAGTGAAGCCCAATATCAAGAACGTTCTAAAGATGTTCAAGCAATAACAAAATATTTAAATAGTTTTGGCTAAAAAGAAAAAAATACCCCAAATTGTAAAAGAAATAAGAGCATATCAACCTCTTGAGATTAATTATGCTTACCAAAAGAATGTTTCTTACTCACAGTTTTCAATGTATAGAGGTTGTCCTAAAAAATGGTCAATTCAATATAAAGATGGAGTCAAAGTATTTACTTCTACAATCCATACAGTATTTGGAACAGCATTACATGAAGTGCTCCAACATTATTTAGATGTAATGTATGAACAGAGTGCGGCAGCAGCAGATAGAGAAAATCTTGTAGAAATGTTTGAAGATGCTCTAAGAGAAGAATACAAAGTTCAATACAAGAAAAATGGGAACCAACATTTTAGCTCAGCTGAAGAATTAAGAGAATTCTTTGAAGATGGAGTAGAAATTATAAGAACATTCGCTAAAAAACGAAATCAGTATTTTAGCAAACGAGGATGGTATTTGGTGGGGTGTGAGGTGCCTGTTGTGGTAACGCCTAATAAACGCTATAATAACGTTATATACCAAGGTTATTTGGACGTTGTAATGTACAATGAAAATACTAATAAGTTTAAAATTATTGATATTAAAACATCTACTAGAGGTTGGGATGATAAAACTAAAAAAGATGAAGATAAACAATTCCAATTAATTCTTTATAAACAATTTTTCTCAGAACAATTTGGAATCCCAGTAGAAAATATTGATATTGAATTCTTTATAGTAAAACGTAAAGTTTATGATCATCCTGATTTTGTGATTCCTAGAATCCAAACATTTACTCCAGCATCAGGTAAAGTAAAACTTAACAAAGCAACTAAGGCATTAAATGAATTTATAGAAGAAGTATTTAATAAAGATGGTTATAAAGAAAAAGAACATGAACCCAATCCTTCAAAATGGAATTGTACTTTTTGCCCATTTAAGGAAAACCCCGAACTATGTAATGCTTCCTTTTGAAGCATATACGTATAATTGTATATAATAAAAATTAAGATTATGGCAAACAAAGACATGACATTGACAAGTGTAAAAATCCAGAGTGATTTGTTTGAGAACTTCAAAATTGAATGTGTTAAACGTAAGTTTTCTTTTCAAAAGCTTGCTGACCGTGCAATTTATTTGTATCTTACAGATGAAGATTTTAGAAAACAAATTACAAATCACACAAATCTAGAATTAGAAGAAAAGTAAAATTACATGAAAGAAGGTTACATTAAGCACGGAGATAGAAAAAAAATTCTACTCCTGACGGATGACATTAGAGTTCATTCTGGGGTTGCTCAAATTGGTCGTGAAATGGTTATTAATACCTCACACCGTTATAATTGGGTTCAAATTGCTGGAGCTATCAACCACCCTGAAAAAGGTAAAAGAATTGATATTTCAGCAGATACTAATCAAAAAGCAGGTATTACTGATTCTTCAGTAATATTATACCCTACAGATGGTTATGGTACTCCTGAGTTAGTAAGACAAATTGTTAAACAAGAAAAAATTGATGCTATTTTTCTTATCACTGACCCAAGATATTTTACTTGGTTATTCCAGATTGAAAATGAAATACGTAGACAAGTTCCTATTGCTTATTTAAACATTTGGGATGATTACCCCGCTCCAATGTATAATAAAGAGTTTTATGAATCTTGTGATGCTTTGTTTGGTATTTCTAAACAAACTGTAAATATTAACAGAATTGTGTTGGGGGATAAAGCTAAAAGTAGAATTACTAAATACGTCCCTCACGGATTAAATGATAAGAATTTTAGAATCTTAAAACAAGGAGATCCTGAAGTACAAGAATTTAGAAATTATCTTACTAGAGGTAAAGAATATGATTTTATTCTTTTATTTAATTCTAGAAACATTAGACGTAAATCAATTCCAGATACTCTTTTAGCTTGGAAATTATTTATTGATCAACTTCCAAAAGAAAAAGCAGATAAGTGTTTATTTGTTTTACACACAGAAGCTGTAAGCGATGCTGGAACTGATCTACCAGCCGTAATTGAATATCTGTTTCCTGATAATGATACTAATGTTGTCCTATCAACAGATAAATTACCTACTGAAAAGATGAATTTGTTGTATAATTGTGTTGATGGTGCTATTTTACTTTCATCTGCTGAGGGTTGGGGTTTATCACTTACAGAAGCACTATTAACTGGTACTCCCATTATTGCTAACGTAACAGGTGGTATGCAAGATCAAATGCGTTTTGAAGATGAAAATGGCAGTTGGATCGATTTTGATGCTGATTTCCCTTCTAACCATAGAGGTACTTATAAAAAGCATGGTGAATGGGCTTTGCCTGTTTATCCTACTAGTTTATCTATTGTAGGTTCACCCCTTACTCCTTATATTTTTGATGATAGATGTAGTGCTGAAGATGCTACTAATCGTATAATGGAGTTGTATAATATGAGTTCTGAAGAAAGAAAAAATCGTGGATCAAAAGGTAGAGAATGGGGTGCTGGAGATGAAGCAGGTTTTACATCAGAAAAAATGTCTCAACGTATTATCGAAGGGATGGATGAGTTATTTTCAACTTGGCAACCAAGAGAGAAGTTTGAGTTTTTAAAAGACACTGATTTTGAACCAAGAGTTTTAAAACATAAATTAATTTATTAATGAAAAATACATTTTACGTAAGTTGTCCTATAGACACATATTCAGGTTATGGTGCTCGATCTCGAGATTTTGTTAAAGCTCTTATTGAATTAGATCAGTATGATGTAAGAATTGTACCTCAAAGGTGGGGATCTACTCCTATGAATTTTATTGATGATCACTTTAAAACTTGGGGATTCTTAAAAGAATACTTTTCATCTCCTCAAATGATTGAACAACCTGACATTTGGTGTCAAATTACAGTTCCAAATGAATTCCAACCTATTGGGAAATATAATATTGGTTTAACAGCTGGTATTGAGACTACAGCTTGTATTCACTCATGGATTGAAGGTTGTAATAGAATGAATTTAATTCTTACTTCATCAAATCATTCAAAGAAAGTATTTGAAACTACTTCATATTCAGCTGAAAAAGATGGTCAAAAGATTGAAATTAAATTAAACGTCCCTATTGAAGTTATTACAGAAGGAGCTAATTTAGATGTTTATAAACCTCTAGATACTCCTATGAAAAACAATGACTTACATCAAGCATTAAAAGAAATTCCTGAATCATTTGCTTATTTATTTGTAGGTCATTGGATGCAGGGAGACTTAGGCCAAGACAGAAAAAATGTTGGTTTATTGATTAAAGCATTCTATGAACTGTTTAAAAATAAAACTAAAAAACCTGCATTAATCCTAAAAACAAGTGGAGCTGGGTCTTCTTATATGGATAGAAGAGAAATTCAACGTAAGATTACTTCTATTAGAAAAAGTGTCCCCTCAGATAATTTACCTAATGTATATCTTCTCCACGGAGAATTTACTGATGAGGAAATGAATGAGTTATACAATCACTCAAAAGTAAAAGCAATGGTTAGTTTAACTAAAGGAGAAGGATTTGGAAGACCATTACTCGAATTTAGTTTAACTAACAAACCTGTTATTACTACAGGTTGGTCCGGCCATACAGATTTCCTTAAACCTGAGTTTAGTGGTTTATTAGGAGGTACTTTAAGTAATGTTCATCCTTCAGCTGCTAATGATTTCTTAATAAAAGAATCTCAATGGTTTGATGCTGACCATAACCATATAGGTCATTTTATGACTGATGTTTATAACAATTATAAAGATTGGAAAGTAAAAGGTAAACGTCAAGGTTATTTTAGTAGAACTAATTTTGGGTTTGAAAATATGAAATCTCAAATTACAGATACCTTTACTAAATACCTCCCAGAATTACCTAAAAAAGTTGAATTAAAACTTCCTAATTTAAAGGAAATTAAATTACCTAAAAAAGAAACAGTAAATGGATAATTTAATTAATTGTGATCGTTGTGGGGGAGATGCCTGCTACGTTCAAGAAATAAATCAAGATATTAAAAACTATCAATGTATGGGGTGTGGTTTTGTAACTAATTCCCTTATGAAACAAGGTTCTCAATTTTTTGAAGAGCAAATGGAACTTCTTCCTAACCTATATAAAGAATTAATGGGTGAAGATGAAGAAGGTAAAATTTGGATGCCCGCTACTATTAATTTACCTTCCCAAGGAATGGTATTTGCTAATGGTACTAGTGTTGAAAATTGGAAATGGGCAGCTGTCCAATCAGTAAAAGTAAAACCTGAGGAAAAGGAAAAATACCCAATCCCAGGCAAACCCGGAGAGTTCTATGAACAAAGAATGGATATGGAAACTCTTAAAGAATTTGATGAAAAAGATTTTGTTGAAGCATTAGATTATATTGGAATTTTTAACAATCCTGAGTAATGAAAATAAGTTATGCCCTTACAGTTTGTAATGAATTTTTAGAGATACAACGTTTAATTGATTTTCTCTTAAAACATAAAAGAGATCAAGATGAAGTTGTTATAGTATTTGATTATAAAAATGGTAGTGAATCTGTAGAAGAATACCTTAGATCCAAATCAGTTAATGATTCTAAATTTAGATGGTATCCTTTTCCATTTGATGGAGACTTCTCAGCGTTAAAAAATTATCTTACTAAAAATTGTGTTGGAGATTATATTTTTCAAATTGATGCTGATGAAGTTCCTAGTTTAGATTTAATGCAGTATTTACCAGCTATTTTAGAAGCAAATAATGTTGATGCTTTAAGAGTACCTCGTGTGAATACTGTAGAAGGTTTAACTCAAGAACATATTCAGAAATGGAGATGGGCTGTTGATAGTAGGGGTAGAGTAAATTGGCCTGATCCTCAATGGCGCATTTATAAAAATAATGGCAAAATTCAATGGAAAAATAAAGTTCACGAAGTGTTGGATGGGTATGAAACTCATAGTATTTTACCATTAGAAGAAGAATTTGCTTTAGAACACCATAAAGATATTAAACGACAAGAAAAACAAAACAATTATTACGATACATTATGAGAAAATACTTACCAACTCTTAGCGAATTAGTAGATCGCTTATCAATTGTTCAACTTAAAGAAGTATTCATTCCAGAACATAAAGATGAATATGCTGAAGAAATTGAAGCCATTGTTCATGATATCCAAATGCTATTAGATGAACAAGATGGTAAAGTAACAGCAGAAACTATCCGTGCTATCGTTGTATTATCGCAAATGAATCTTCATATATGGCATAACGAATCTAATTATCGTAAGGGTATTAAAGACGGTAATAACCTGGAATTAACGCATGGTTTGAATGGTATCCGTAACACAGCCAAAAACCGAATCCAGGAAGTAGTAGGTGGTAGAAAAGATTATAAAATTGATTGTTTAGCTGCTGAATTCAAAGACTGGGAAATTTCATGGTAATTAAACATAAATTTTTTAATCCAAGAACTTTAAAATACTTTGAAGAAAGGTATAAGGATCTTCCTATTACTTTGTTTTGGGATTATGTTCCTCAAAGCAGAGAAGAATTAAATATTAATCCTTATAATATCTTTTTAGCTCATGAACCTAATGATTTTTTTGGAATTCAAGGTTGGATAGCAGCGAATCATCAAGCATTTAATGCTGTTCTTTCTTGGGATAAAAACATTTTAGCTAAATGTACTAATGGTATTGAATTTTATTGTGGGTGGATGTTTGATTCAGAATTCTTTAATCCTACAGAAAAAACATTTGAAGTTTCTTTTTTAAGTGGGGTTAAAGATATTACTAGAGGTCATCAATTTAGACAATATGTTTTAACCTTAGAAAATTTAATTAAAATACCTAAAAAGTGGTATAAAGTTTTAGATGATTTTGATCACGAAAAAAATGTAAGACCAGGGTACACTGAATATTCTAAAGATTTATCTCATATTCCTGATGGGGTTAATCCTGAAACCTATGGTAAACAATTTTTATTTGATAGTATGTTCCACGTTGCTATTGAAAATGTGCAATATGATAATTGGTATACAGAAAAAATCCAACAAGCTTTTCTTAATAAAACTATTCCTGTATATTGGGGGTGTACTAATTTAGAACAAGTTGGATATGATCCTAGGGGAGTAATTACCTTTAATACTGGAGAAGAATTAATTAATATTCTAAACCGATTAACCCCAGAAGAATATACTAAAAGATTACCTTTTGTAGAATATAATTATGAAGTAGCAAAACAAGATACTTTAAAAAATAAATTAAGTTACATTTTAGATCAAATTAAAGTTTTAAATAATTTATGATTTTCCCCGAAGTAAAAATTTACGAACCAGATGCCTTTGAAGACCATAGAGGCGAACTTTATACTTTATTTAAACAAGAAGAACACGAGTTAGTTTTTAATCACGATAAAGTATCAATTTCCCACAAAAATGTTTTAAGGGGTTTACACGGAGATAATAAATCGTGGAAACATATTTCTTGTTTAGCAGGTGAAATTTATCTAGTGGTAGTAGATTATAGACCCAAATCTGAAAATTTTATGAAATGGGATTCTACTATGATTTCATCTAAAAATAGAAGATCAGTATTAGTTCCTCCTGGATTTTTAAATGGGCATTTAATTTTAAGTGATGAAGCAACATTTTTCTACAAATGGTCTTATCCTGGCAAATACCCTGATGTTGATGATCAAATTTCTTTAAAATGGGATAACCCAAGATTAGGAATTAATTGGCCTATTTCTAATCCTATTTTATCTAAGCGTGATAGTTAAAAATTTCTTTATTATATTAAACAAAAACAATAACATATGAAAAAAGCACTTATTCTTACTTATTCTGGTTATCAAGACCACGAATTAATTTATCCTTATCATAGTTTGAAGGAAAATGGTTTTGATGTTACTTTAGTAGCGAATCAATTAGGAAGATTTTATGGTATTTTAGGAACACATATGGTGTGTGATGTTCTTACTACTGATTTTGAGGATTCTAGCAACAGAGAAAAATATCTTGAATATGATCTATTAGTAATTCCTGGAGGGGTTAAAGCACTAGAAAAACTTCGTTTAGAAAAAGGTGTTGTTGAGTTTGTTCGTGAATGGGATGATTTAGACAAAACTATTTTCTCAGTATGTAACGGAGCCCAACTAATGATTACAGCTGGTATCTTAAAAGGTAGAACAGTATCAGGATACTATGCTATTGAAGCTGATATTAATAATGCAGGTGCTACTTACCATAGAGGCCCAGTTGTGGTAGATGGTAATATTATTTCTTGCCCTCATTATGATTTTATGGGTGAGTGGATGAGAACCGGATATGAAGTATTTGAACAAAGAGGAAAATGAGTTACGAATCAACAATAGTAAAAAAACCTTGGGGTTACGAATATCTTGCTTATGAGAATGAGCACGTAGCCCTCTGGTTTCTTTATATCAAACACACACATTCAACCTCATTACATTGTCACCCTAAAAAAACTACTGGATTAACTTTATTGGATGGTCAAGCAGAAGTATCATTCTTTAACCATACCAATAAACTAAATCCAGGTAATAAAGTGATGATTAGAAAAGGATTGTTTCACTCTACAAAAGCTACTTCAGAAAAAGGAGCTTATGTTTTTGAAATTGAAACTCCTGTAGATAAACAAGATTTAGTTCGTTTTAGAGATAGCTACGGGCGTGAAGGTAAACCTTATGAAGATAGTACTCATGAAATGCCTAAAGCTGAAGATTGTCTTTGGATCACAGATGAACCTAAAGATTACGATTTTGCCAATTGTGTTCTTTCTATAAAGAATATTACTGATGTTTCTATGTTTGAAGAAATTGATAATAAACATAATGTAATGTTCCTTAAAGGTGGTTTACAAGCAGATTATGGTCAAAATGTAGCAGGGCCTGGTGATGTAGTTGCTTCAAGTGTTATCAAACAACTAATTGAAGTATTCCATAAAGTAGACCCAGAAACTTTAGTAATGATTATTAAACCAAATGAACAGTAATAATTTCCCTCCAGGTTTTGAGAATGAAGCTAATAATTTAGCTATTGATTTTGATGGAGTAATCCATAATATGGATAAAGGTTTTCACGATGGAACTTGTTATGGAGATCCTTTACCTGGTTCTTTAGAAGCGATTCGTGAATTATCTAAAAAATATCGTATTATTATTTTCACAGCAAAGGCAAAACCTAATCGTCCATTAGTAAATGGAAAAACTGGGGTTCAATTAGTAGAAGAATGGTTAGACAAATATGGTATTTTAGATTGTGTTGTCGAAATCACGGCTGAAAAACCTAGAGCTATTCTTTATATTGATGATAATGGTTACAGACATACTGATTGGGAATCAACATTAAATTTTTTAGAAAGTTATGAGTAATTTTAGATTAGAAGTATTTAAAAAAGCTTCATTTTGTAGACATTTTGAAAATCAGGTTTACAAAGTAGCCCAAGATAAACATATTAAATTTCCTTTTTATCTGTCAGCAGGTCAAGAATTTATTCCTGCTACCCTTTATACTTTTTTAGAAAAAAAAGGAGTCGACACCAATGTTTTTATTCAGCATAGAGGGCATTCTCATTATTTAAGTAAAGGAGCTGACCCTGTTCAACTAATTGATGAATTATTAGGTCGTAAAAGTGGTTGTGCTAATGGGATGGGGGGTTCAGCTTCAATCCATTCAATTGAAAAAGATATTTTTGGACATGACGGGTTAATGGGTAGTCAAGTACCTATTGCTGTAGGTCACGCTTACCAAACTCGCAAACCTACTATTGTGGTAATGGGTGATGCTTCAGCTGAAGAAGATTATGTTTTAGGAGCATTAGGTTGGGCATCTACTAAAAAATTACCTGTTTTGTTTGTTGTTGAAGATAATAATTTATCTATCTTAACTGAAAAAAGAGTAAGACGTAATTGGGAAATGGAAGATGTAGCTAAATCTTTTAATATGGAAGCTTTTACAGTTGATGATAATCCTGTAATGTTAAGAAATGTTTTAGAAAATTGGGATTTTGAAAGTCCTATGTTAGTAAATGTCAATACTATTAGAAAATACTGGCACGCTGGAGCTGGAACTGATGGAGATTATTTTGACAGATATGAAGATGAAAAATCTATTTTAGGTACTGAAGCAGAACAAATTGATATTGAAAATAAATCACTAGTAGAAAAGTTATGGCAACAACAGTTAGAGATACAATAAAAGAAATTACACGAAAACATCTTACAGAAGATTTGGGCAAATGTTATGGTCAATGTCTTACAGCAGTAGGATGGGTAGGTGGAACTTTACCGGAAATGTATGAAGAAGATGGTATGGTTGAATTTTCAATGGCTGATGTTGCTGGGGGATCTATTGCTACTGGTATTGCTCTAGCTGGAGGTAGACCACTTTATGTAGTACGTTATCAAGGATTTCAATGGTATAATTTAGTATCAGTAGTTAATTATGCTGCTAAATCTAAAGAAATTTGGGGTCGTCCTTGTCCTATTTTTGTTAGAAGTATTGCTATGGAAGGTGGAGTTGGTCCTGTAGCTGGTTCTTCACACCATTCACTAGCTCAAAGAATGCCAGGTATTAAAGTATTAGCTCCTATGACTCCTGGTGAATACCAATTTGCTTATGATTCTTTTATGGCTGATGATGATCCTTATTACATTTCAGAACATAGAAAATCTTATGACAATGATAAAGAATTACCTGATGTATTACATGATACCAAAGTAGATTTTACTTGGTTTCCAATTTCTATTACTCGTTTAGAAATGGAAAAAGTAATGGAATTAGCAAACAAAGAAAATATTAAAATAAATATTTTCCACCAGTTATGGATTAAACCTTTTGATGTACTTCCTGAGTGGACTGAGTCTCTTAAAAATTCTCGTTTTGGTGGTTTAGTTACTGATGATGATTATGTAGAAGGAGCCGCAAGTAGTATTGCTAATGAATTAAGTTTGGCTTCTAGAAAAAATGTATGGACATTAGGCCTAGAACCACGTACAGCAGGTTTTCACCCAACAGTAGATAATCTGCCCCCAAGTGCTGAAAAAATAGTTGAAAAATTAAAACAAATTAAATATGGGATTTAAATGGCCTCTTATTAATGACAATATTACCCAAGGTGATAGAGAAATCTTAGCTGATTTTTGTCTAAATGGTGAACGTTTCACAAATGGACCTAAAGTTAAAGAATTTGAAAAAATCTGGTCTGAATGGTTAGGTGTTAAACACTCTGTAATGGTTAATTCTGGAGCATCTGGAAATTATATTTCAATTGCTATGGTAAAAGAATTAATGGGTGAGGGAGAAGTTATTGTACCCCCTATTGGTTGGGTTAGCGACATATCTTCAGTTGCTCAATTAGGTATGACACCTGTATTTGTAGATGTTTCACTTGATGATTTTAATATTACAGCTGAAAATATTAAAAATGCTATTACTAAAGATACTAAAGCAATTGTATTAGTTCATACACTTGGGTTCCCAGCAATTAATGATGAAATTATTCAAATTGCTAAGAATAATAATATTATGTTAATTGAAGACTGTTGTGAGGCACATGGTGCTACTTATAATGGTAAGCGTGTAGGTTCATTCGGAGATATCTCATTGTTCTCATTTTATTTTGGTCACCACATTACTACCATTGAGGGTGGAACTGTTTGTGTAAATGATGACAAGCTTTATGATTTAGCTAAACTATTCCGTTCACACGGAATGACTCGTGAAGCATCTCAGGAATTACAACGTGATTATCAATTAATGCACCCTGACCTAAACCCATTGTTTACTTTCGCTGTAGCTGGGTTTAATATGCGTTCAACTGAATTAAACGCTGTACTTGGTATTGAACAAATGAAGCGTTTAGACTACAATATAGAACGTAGACGTGAAAATCTTGACATTTGGTTAGATACTCTTGATAGTTCTAAGTTTATGACTTTCTTTAAAAGACAAGGAAATAGTAACTTTGCTTTACCTCTTATGATGCAAGGTGCTACTCGAGATAAATTGAAAGATGTTTGTGATATCTTAGAAGCTGAAGGTGTAGAATACCGTTTAGGTACAGCTGGCGGTGGTAGCCAAGCACGCCAACCTTATTTGAAAAAATTTCCTCATAGAATTAATGGTACTTTAGCTCAAGCAGACTATATTCACGATAATGCTTTGTATGTAGGTAACCATACCGATTTAACTGAGGAACAAATTGTTAATCTTTGTAAAAAATTAAATAATGTTTGATAACCAAAAAGTTTTAGTAACTGGGGGGGCTGGAATGATCGGCCGTCAGTTAGTTGATTTGTTAGTAGAAAGAGGAGCTCAAGTAACAGTAGCTGATTTAAATCAACCCACAGATTTACCTGAAGGTGTTAATTTTGTCCAAGCAAACTTACTTTATTTTGATCAGTGTGAAAATATTTGCTCTGGAATGGATTATGTATTTAATCTTGTAGGTATTAAATGTTCCCCTAAAGTAACTATGGAACAACCAGCTGATATTATGGGTCCTATGATGCAGTTTAATACTAACATGCTTGAAGCAGCTATGAAAGCTAATGTAAAATGGTATTTGTATACTAGTACTGTTGGTGTTTATACTCCTGCTGAAGTGTTTTACGAAGATGATGTTTGGAAAGGATCTCCATCACCTAATGATTGGTATGGTGGTTGGGCTAAACGTATGGGAGAATTGCAATGTGAAGCTTATGCTAAACAAAGAGGTGAAGGTATTTGTTCAATCGTAAGACCAGCTAATGTGTATGGTCCTTATGATAACTTTGATTTAAAAAATGCTATGGTTGTTCCTTCACTTATCCGTAAAGCCCATGAAAATGAAATTTTAGATGTGTGGGGTGATGGTTCTCCAATTCGTGATTTTATTCATGCTAAAGATGTTGCTCGTGGTATGATTTTTGCTGTTGAAAATAAAATCACTGAACCATTGAATTTAGGTTCGGGTACTGGAGTAACTATTAAAGAGTTAGCTGAAACTGTAGCTAATTACTTTGATAAATCTATTCAATGGTCACCCGAAAAACCATCAGGTGATGCTCGTAGAATTTTTAGTATGGAACGAGCTAATTCATATGGTTTCTATCCTGAGGTTTCTATTAAAGAAGGCGTGGAGAGCACAATTGAGTGGTTTATATTGAACCAAGATAAAATTGAGAAAAAATTTAATGCATTAAATAAATAATTATGGGTTTTTATAAAGGAAAAAATGTTTTAGTAACTGGGGCAGCCGGAATTACAGGTCATGCTGCTGTTAAAAGATTATTAGCTGAAGGAGCTAATGTTAGAGCAACTGTATATCAAAATAGAGGTCTTGATATTGAAGATCATCCAAATCTAGAAGTAGTCCAATGTGACTTAATGAAGCACGAAGATTGTATGCGTGTTCTAGAAGGTATGGATGTTTGTTTCAATTTTGTGGCGTTTATTAGAGGTGCTAAAGGTCAAACTGAATATAGTAATGCTCTTGATTTAGTACGAAATAATTTGTTTACTTCAATTAATATGATTGATGCAGCTGTTCGTAGTAAATTAGATAGATTTGGTTTTGTTGGTAGTTCAACTATGTATCCTGATGTATCTCATGCTGTAAATGAAGATGAAGCATTTGATTCAAATCCTCATAAATTGTATAGAGGTGTGGGTTGGATGAAACGTTACGTAGAAAAAGTAATTGAATACTACCAAGATATTTCAGAAACTAAGTTTGGTATGGTTCGCACAACTGCGATTTATGGTCCTCATGATGCTTTTAATGAAAATGGGCATGCTATTCCCCAATTGATTATGAAAGCAGATAGTGGAATGAATCCATTTGAAGTTTGGGGTGATGGTTCTCAAATGCGTGATTTTATTTATGTAGATGATGTTGTTGATGCTGTAATGACAGTTGTTGAAAAAGCACCTACAGGACGTCCTTATAATGCTGCTACAGGTAAAGGTACTACAGTAACTGAATTGGTAGAAACTATTACGGACATTTATGGTTACGAACCTGAATTCAATTATGATGTTACTAAACCTACTATGATTCCTATTCGTTTGGTTGATGTATCAAGAATTAAGGATGAATTAGGTTGGGAAGCAAAACACGACCTTAAAACAGGACTAGAAAAAACTATTGAGTGGTATAAAAATAACAAATAATGGTTAATGCTTTCATTACAGGTATAACAGGAATGGTCGGCTCACATTTGACCGACTTCCTGTTAGAAAATACAGATTGGAAAATTTACGGACTTGCTCGTTGGAATGATTCATTAGAGAATATTGAGCATTTAGCAGAAGAAATTAATAAAAAAGAACGTATTGAAATTATTTATGGTGATTTAAATGATTTAGCATCTCTTATTACAGCTGTAGATAAAGCAAAACCCGATTATGTGTTTCATTTAGCTGCTCAATCATACCCACAAACTAGTTTTGATGCGCCTATAGAAACGTTACAAACTAATATATTGGGCACTGCGAATTTATTAGAGGCAATGCGTAAAAGCGTTTATAATCGCTCTATAATTCACGTATGTGCCTCAAGTGAAGTATTTGGTCGAGTACCTAGAACTAAACTTCCTATTAACGAGGAATGTTCATTCCATCCAGCTTCACCTTATGCTATATCTAAAGTTGGAACTGATTTAGTAGGTCGTTATTATGCTGAAGCATATGGAATGACTATTATGACTACTAGAATGTTTACCCATACTGGTCCTAGACGTGGAGATGTATTTTCAGAATCAACATTTGCTAAACAAATTGCTATGATTGAAGCTGGTTTACAAGAACCTAAAATTTATGTAGGCAATTTGGAATCACTTAGAACATATGCTGATGTTAGAGATGCTGTAAAAGCATATTATATGTTAGTTACTAAAAACCCAATTAGAGGGGAATATTATAATATTGGTGGTGATTATACTTGTACTATTAAAGAAATGTTAAATTATCTTATTAGTCAATCCACAGTAAAAAATATTGAAATTGTAACAGATCCAGATCGTTTACGTCCTATAGATGCTGATTTACAAATCCCAGATACTACAAAATTCCAATCTCATACTGGTTGGGAACCTGAATATACTTTCGAACAGACTATGGATGATTTGTTAAATTATTGGAGAGATAAAGTAAAATCCGGAAGGAAATTTTTAAGACGATGAGAATATTAGTTATAGGAGATAGTTGTACTGACGTTTTTAGATATGGTAAGGTAACTCGAATTGCCCCTGAAGCCCCAGTCCCTATTATTGTACCTGAACGTGAAACCGAAAACCCCGGAATGGCGGGTAATGTAGTAGCTAATCTAAAAGCATTAGGTGCTGAGGTAGAATTTATTACTAATAAAACTAAAATTCGTAAAGTAAGATACGTTTGTTCTAAGTATAATCATTTACTTTTAAGAGTAGATGAAAATGATAAGTGTGAACGATTTGATATTGTACCTTTCAAAACCAAAGAATTTGATGCCGTTATTATTTCAGATTACTGTAAAGGGTTTTTAGAAGAAGAAGATATTCAAATGATATCTAGAAGTTTTGAATGTCCCGTATTCTTAGATACTAAAAAAATATTAGGTGAGTGGGCTTTGTCTATTGATTTTATTAAAATTAATTTTCACGAATACGAACGTAATAAAGAAGTTCTAGCAAATAATTCTTATTTAAATAATAAAACTATTGTAACTAGGGGTAAATACGGCTGTGATTATCAAGGTAAAAATTACCCTACAATAGACGTTCCTGTGAAAGATGTCTCAGGAGCAGGTGATACATTTCTTTCAGGTTTAGTAGTAGAATATGCTCGTTCTAAAGATATAGATAAAGCAATTAAATTTGCTCAAGATTGCACAACTATAGTAATTCAAAAATCAGGAGTATCAACTGTTTAAGTTATGGAAATATTTGAATTTGAAAATAAATCATACCTGATTAGTTTTCTTTTGCTTACAAGAAAAAATCCTGAAGGTATTAAAAAAGTAATTAATAATTTTACTTCACTTTCAGATAAACAATTAGATAATTTTGAATTAATAATTAAGATTGATTATGATGATGAAGAATCAATAAATTTAATAAAAGAATTTTCTAATCAAAATACTAACCTTAAGTTTCTTGTTAGTTCTAGATTAAAAGGGTATCCTAGTATGAATGAGTTTTCTAGAGATATTGCTTATTTAGCTAGGGGTAAATACCTAATGCATATTAGTGATGATACTGAAATGGTTACTCCTAATTGGAATAGAATTTTAGAAAATGAACTTAAAGAAACTAGATTTTATGCTTGTAACTTTAATTTTGTTAGTTCTAAAGGAGAATCAGTAAATATTAAAGATGCAGAAGAACCTAAATGGGCTGAGGATAGAACTTTTTTAGGGAAAGTAGGAGTAAATTTTCATGATTTTATTTACATAGCATACCCTAAAAAAATTATGGAATTGTGGGGATTTGTTGCTCCACATGCTTTAGTAGATAATTTTATAGGAGATATTGGTAAAAGAGTTAGTTTCCACCCTTGGAACACCCCAGTTTATGAATTTATTGATAGTATTGAAATAAACCATTATGGGGGATTCCCTGAAGATTCAGAATCATTTCATACTAGTGAACTATCAGAAAAAGTTCACAATACTTATCGTTCTTATATAAATGATGCTTTATTCTTTGATTGTGCTAATAAAGTAAAAGAATACATTGAATGGGAAAAATGGCATAAACAACACAAACTAAACATTGTTAATGATTTTAGAAATAGTGGATTAAGTGTAAAAGATTATTTTGATTTGAAATAATGAAAACAGCAGCTATATTATACAGCCGTAATGATGGTTACAAAGAAGACGAAAGATCAGCTATTTGTATTAATTCAATGGTTGAAACCTTTGATGAACTTTGGTATATTGATTGGAATTCACCTGAAGATAAAGGTTCATTGTTGTGGCAAATTGAAGATAAGTTAGTTAAAAAAGGAAAAATTAAACATATTATTATTCCTCCCTCAATTGCTTCTCAATTAACTCCACCAGATGCTAGTGTTGTAAACGGGCTAATCCCACCTAATTTAGTATTTAGAAGAACTGATGCTGATTGGATTGTAAATACTACTATAGATATTATTGCTCCTAAAAGAGAATTATTTAATAATTTCCTCAAAACAGCTAACCCAAATACATTTTATACTTTATCAAGAAGGGACATTGAATACCAAGATGTAATTGATTACGGAATAGACAAATGGCAAGAATATAGAGATATTTTAGATAAAACTACCCAAGAAAGACGATTGCCAGCAATGGTAACTCCAAATGATAAATATAGCTTAATTAATTGTTGTGGAGATTTTCAATTAGCATCTCGTAATGTTTGGAATACTATTAAAGGGTATGAAGAAGAAATGTATTATGCTTGCTTCCCAGATACTAATATTCAAAAGAAAGCAGTATTAAATGGGTTTGGTTTAGAAGCAATTTATGATGTTCCTTTATACCATATGTCTCATACGGGAATGGGTAATGATGGTTCGTCTCCTTCAAAACAAAAATACAATGACCCTTGGAAATGGGTAGAATATTTCCAAACCTCAAAAAATACAGAAGATTGGGGTTTAAATGGAGTAGAGATAGAATACGAAACTATCTAATATTTATTACTGAATACTTTAATAACCCCCTACTATGGAAAAAGACACCAAAACCAAAAAAAGGGAGGTAACTAACATTGAGCTTGTTTATGGAAGTAAAGAAGATCTTGTTAGCTTAGCTTCAAAAGAAGAGTTTGTAAACTTCATTTTAGAAGACAGCTTAAAAACAATTACGAAGGCAATTAAAGAAAATTTGGAGAAGGTTGAATTATTTAATATATTGAACCTGTCATTGATAGTAGAACTAGACAAATCTAAATATAAAAACGTTTTAGAACGTATTATACAGCACTATGTCGAGATTGAGGATTATGACAAATGTATTGAAATTCAATCACTTATAAACAAATTATGAGAAAGTGGAAGTATTATTACCTAAATGATTCTAAAAAAGAAACTTGTGGTACTTTATATGCCGAAAACATTAATGAAGCATATTTAATTGCCAGCCGAATGAAACAACTACCTATTAAGGAATTCAAAGAAATATTTGGAGTTGAAAGACTATGAGTGAAGAATTTGAAGGGTTAGGTGATATTAAAGATCTATTTAACCAAGTCTTAGGTTCAGAAGTAACTATTAAAGACAATATAGATGCTACTGAAGAAGGAGTGTTTATAGTTTTTATCAAAAAGTTAGAAGAAGCTTATAATATTGAAAACCAATTATTTGATATTGGTGGTTTAGAATTAGCTAAAGTAACTGACCCACTTTGGTTTGTTCTAGAAAACTCATTTAAATTCTTATATGGAGAAGAAGCAACCGATTTAATCTGGTGGTATATTTTTGATAGATTTAACCCAGATGGTTCAGTTGTCCCATTGGAAGATGAAGATGGGAAACAATATACTTTTAATGATCCTAAAGATTTATGGGCTTATATTAAGTATAGATTTCCTGAAGAAAATGAGGAATAATTTGGTTTTGTAAAAAAATATTCGTATATTCGCGAAAATTTTAAAAGTTACGTATAATTATAAGTTATGACACTAGAAATGATTCCTTGTATTAAGTGTAAGCAAGATATGCCCAAACTTAGATTAGAAAAGTATGGCTACCGAAGTTGTGTAAATTGCTCTACAACTGGGGCTTACCGTGCTATTACCACAACACATGGAGAAGGAGACCATACATGGAATGATATTCAATTAATGACTCCTGAACAATATGATTCTTATCAAAGGTTAGAGGCATCTAGTAGTGGTAAAAAAATAGCTAGTGAATCAAATGATTTTGATGATGATAGAAACCTTCAAGGTCCATTTATTATCATAGACGAAGACTAATATGCCCAAAGCAAAACCACTTACTAAAGAACAAATAGTTGCTGCTCAATCCCAAACATTGAGTAATATGGCTGCTGCTAGGTGGTTGAATTGTTCTTATCAACACTATAAAAAGTGGGCAAAACTCTATAAAGATGAAGAAACAGGAAAAACTTTATTTGAAAAACAATTAAACCCCTCAGGTAAAGGAATCCCAAAATTCCTACGCTCTTCTGGTAAAGAACCTGCATTGTTAGATATTATTGAAGGTAGAATTAATGCTGCTTCATTTTCCCCTGAAAAAATTAAGTATAGACTTGTAAGTGAGGGATATTTATTAGAAGAATGCTCCAACTGTGGTTTCCATGAACGTAGGGTACTGGATTATAAAATACCCTTGTTATTACATTTTAGAGACGGAAACAAAAAAAATTACCGCAAAGAAAATATAGAGTTTTTATGTTATAATTGTTATTACTTGACAATTGGAGATGTTTTTGATAATAAACAAATAGAAGGAATAGAAGACCATAAACCAGTAAGTAAAAGTAACGTTGACTGGGAATTAGATGATTATACTAAACAACGTTTAAAAGAACTAGGTTTAGGTGATGATGAAGAAGATGATGGTCTTGATATTGTAGCTTACTTATGAAAAAGAAACACATTCGAAATATAAAAAATAAAAAACATAATAAACTGGTTAATGATTATGATAACCAGAAAAACAAACACCTTGAACGTTTAGCTAAAAAAATGTTGGAGAACGACGAAAAATTTAGTAAATTACGTGAAAAGGGAATTAATGATAGTTTTCTAGATTTATTTTAATTATGGCCTATTCTGTAAGTGTAAAAAATTATCAAGAATTTGAAGATCTTATTTACAATAAGGATTTAAATATATCTAAAGCTTGTGTTAATGGTATTTTAAAAAATTTAAATACTAAAAAACGATTTGTCCATGTTCTGGAAATTATTATTGAAGATGAAGATAAAATCATGGATCTAACAGTTGATAGAAAAGATTTTATTGATACATTAGAAAAAAACTTAGATATTCATGCTTATCATGAGGAGTATGAACGTTGTGTAGAAATACAAAACGCAATTCAAAAACTTAAAAATAAATAATTATGAAACTTTATAGATACGATTCAAAATCACTTCAATTTAAAAAATTCCCAATTTCAACTCAAGCACTTAAAGCTTTGTTTACAGCAATTTTAATTTTCATGTTTTTGGGGATGAGTACAACTGAAGTAAAAACCGAATATGTTACTAATACTGAAGATATTTTATTAGTAAGATCCAATCGAGAATTTTCAGAAGAAAAATTAGTTAATTTACTTAAAGAACTTAATTTACCTTACCCCCATATTACTTTAGCTCAGGCCAAATTAGAATCAGGAGAATTTAGTTCTCGTATTTTTAAGGAAAATCATAACTTATTTGGTATGAAAGAAGCTAAAGTTAGAGTTAATTTAGCTCAAGGTACTCAATATGGGCATGCTTATTATAATAGTTGGGAAGAAAGTGTTTTAGATTATGCTTTTTGGTATTCTAGCTATGCTCGTAAATGTAAAACAGAAAATGAACTTTTTCAATTGTTAGACCAGCAATATGCTGAAGCTGATCAATATGTATCATCATTGAAACATATCATATCAGATCAACAATTAAAAGAAAAGTTTAATGGCAAAAATTAAGTCACAATCAACAACCTTATTTAAAGACAAACCCAAAGTTAGTAGACCAGGTGTTCATGCAAAAACTAAAACATCAAAACTAAAATCAAGTAAAAATTATACTAAAAAGTATAGAGGACAAGGAAAATAATTAATTTAAATTTAATGTTATGAGTAAAAATTCAGGTAAACAGCTTTATGAAGCTAATCAGGAATGGTTGAAGTGGGCTAGAACAAAATACCCTAGTTTAAAAGTCAAGAAAAAAACCCCACCTCCTTTCCCTGTTTATAATGAGCTTAATGGATATTGAGATAGAAGATATAGGTAATTTTAAAGAATTTTTTCATAGTGTTGATGATGAACTTTTATTAAAAATGTTTTTATATGACCCTAAAAGCATTTATAGATTATGTGCTTTTTTATCATTAGATCTTCAACTAGAAAAAGAATATCTTGAAAAAACTCAAAAAAAACCTAATTAAATATTTGGAGCCCCGAAAGGGGCTTCGTACATTTATGGTATAAGAAAATAAAGGTTATGCTTTGGAAATTTACAAATACAAACAAGTATGGCAATTTAAGAAGCCGTATTGTTTATCGTCCTGATGGAGAAGCATTTGGTTTTAATCCAAAAGGGTTTGGCAGTTTTGTTCATGTTCAGGTATTTAAATACATTTATGAACATCCCCTAATTCCACCTAGTTTATTTACTGGTCAAGATGGTCAAAAATATATTGTACCAACTTGGCAAAAGGTAGTACCTGAAACTACTTTAAATGATATTAAATGGGTTAAACCTGAAATCAAAAAACCCAAACCAGAAAAAAATGAGTGGTTATTTGAATCAAGTAGTGATCCCGGTCATTTTTATAAAGTAACTCAAGTTGGTATTACTTATAGATGTAATTGCCCAGGTGTTTGGAGAGCAAAAGATCGTCGTTGTAAACATATTAAAGAGGTAGAAAAATGTGTAAAGTAAGTTGGTGTAATAACGAAACAGAATATTACAATAAATCTCAAAAATATACTTGGTGTCCAACCCATATCGAGTATAAAAAATGGGTTTCAAATGCCCCAACACGTCCTTGGTTGATGTATAAATTAGAAAAAATATTAAGTGGAGATCTTATTTGTGAGAATTGTGGTATTGATAAAATAAAACAACATCCAAATAGACCACTTAAACAAGTTGTTTCTTTATTCGATGTAGACCACATTAACCCAGAAACAAAAGGGACACCTGAGGGTGAGCAACCAAGTAATTATCAATTGCTTTGTACTGATTGTCACAAATTCAAATCCCATGATGAGGGAGATTTTAAAAATAAACTATACAGATAATGGCAGAAAATAGAGGACGTCCAACAGAACAACCCGCAGTAGTAAAAGAAAAACGTGTTGAAACATTTTATGAAGTACCTTCCAAACCAGAATTAGGTGGAAAATCCGTTTGGTATTATGATCGTAGTAAATCAACAGTAGGTCCTTATAAGGTAGAACACACACCTCCTAAAGGGTATAAACACCCAAAAGTTAAGATAGTTAAAAATCAATCTTATGGAGGTATGCCTATAGTAATGGTGTTTAAAACATCAAATCGTTCTAATGCCAAAACTAAAATGAAAGTTTGGAATAACACTAATATTGATTATATAGTATCAGCTGATAATTTACCGGGTGTTCCTGATAGCGCTATTATACTAGAATTAGGGGTTGGTGAAAATTTTATTACCCAATGGCAATCTAAATATTCTTTATAATATTTATAAATAAATTAAAATAATATACAATGGCAACAAGAGCATTAGTAGGTTTTATTCAGGGAGATGCGGCTGGAAACCTTATTTTAACTTCAACATACAACCACTATGATGGTTATCCTGATAACTTAGGTAAAGGATTAGATAACTTCTATTCAGAACCAAATGAAGCATTAAAAATTGCTTCTATGGGTTATATTTCATACTTAGATCCTGAAACAGGTGAAATTGAAGCCAAACATAAAGAACCAGCTGAAGAAACTGTATTGCCTGATAATTTTGAAGAAGCAATGTTTAGAGTAGCTGAAAAAGGTGATGAGTATGGTGCTGATTATGTTTACATCTACAATGTTGAAACTTTAGATTGGGTACATGCCGAAAATACTGGAATCCGCAATACAGCTTATCGTCTTATGAATAAATTAGCAGACTATAAAGGAGGCGTTTTCCCCGATAGCGGAGATGAGATGAATGAAGATTATAATGCTAAATGGAAAAATTTTTTAAACAACGAAGGAATGGATTTTCCTGGATTTGAAGGTACCTCAGACCAATTAGATAGCTTAAGTTTATATAATAAAAAACCTACTTTATCTCAAACAATCTCTCAAGCAATGTTTAAGTTACAAGATGAGCCTGAACATATGATTGATGCTTATAAAAAATCATTAGCTAATGATATTCGTTTAAATGGTCCTTCAGCTTATGCTGACTACTCAGTAGAAGATTTTATTGAAGACTATGAGAATTATATTGCCGATAAAATGGATATGTAATTCATAAAAACGTCATATGAAAAATTTGGAGCCCCGAAAGGGGCTTCGTATATTTACATCATAAAGATAATTAAGGTTATGTATAGATTCGAAAAAGAAAATCAAGATTTATTTATTGCCCTTGCTAGTATTTTGAATACTAAAGGTGCTGCTATTGACATGGAAAGTGATTGGGATCACTGGAAAGAACACCAAGAAATTAAATACACTAATGTTCCCTACGTTGGTAGTGGTCATTATATGGGTGATGAAGGTTTTTATTTTAGAGCCGCTCGTAATTTCTTTGGTATAAGTTTAGAAGAACTTAGAGATAGTTTCCCAATCAATATTGATGGTTACAAATTTGAGTGTGTTAGTATTAGTGAATATGAAGTTGAATATGATGGTGACAGAAGTTGGCCTGAAAGTATTGGTTTCATTGTTACTAAAAATGGTGTAAACGTTTTAAAATAAATTTGGAGCCCCGAAAGGGGCTTCGTATATTTACCAAATAGAAATAAAAGTTATGAAAGTAGAAAAATCAATTGTTACGCCTAAATGGCTTCAAATTAAAGCAATGTATGAGCAAGGTACTAACGGCTCAAACAAATATGGAACCAATTTCGAGATTGGTGGTGAGTTAGATGAACTCGCTTTGGAACTAGTAGATCTACTAGGTGAAATTACCCAACTTAAAGGATTTGATTGTGTTGTTGAAGGAGTGAAAATGGATCTCTGGAAAGAACGTGTTTGGTCTTTGATTGAAAATGCTGGTTTGCTTCCTGAAATTGCTTGGAAAGATGAGCGTGATGCTGAAGAAGCTGAAGTCAAGGATAAT